TTTTCGCGGGTAGTTGCGCACAACCGAACCCATCGACTTTTTGAGCGCGCCGGTTTCTTTTGGCGTGCGATCTCGCACCGCTTTGCGAACTGGGACCATCCCCTTCTGCACCGCTTGCTTGCCGATGCGTCGCTGCGCGCCCTCTTTTAACTGCTCGAACGCTTTTCGCATTTCACGTGAACCGAAAATCTCGACATTGACTTGCACCATCACGCCACCTCTTTACACATCAAAACCAACTCGCGTTGCCTGTTGTCGGTCTCAACCACCGACTCAATTTCGAGAGTGCGACTGCCCCACACCACTCGCATCTGCGCCGTCACATCCGACCTATGGCGGATCGTCACAACGTGCGACATTCCCGCCTCTACCTGATGCCTGTAACGTCGCTCGTCGCCGCCCAACGTTACCACCTCGGCAGGCACGGTCGCCACGGTCGCCCAACTGGCGGTAATTTCGCCGTAGCTGTTCGCGCTGCTGCCGCTGTTCTGCTGAATGGTCACGCGATGGCGAAGTTGGCCCGCTCTCATGGATAGCGCCCCCATGAAGACGATCGCAAAAGGTTTTCAACTGCCTTAGTCGTTTGCAGCGTAATCGGTGTGGTGGATTCGCGGTTCTCAAAAAAGTCACCCACCAACAAACGGATCGCGGTTTGCAGGTTTTCCGGTACGCTCGTATCGTCCGCGCCGTAGCCCGCCACAAACACGATCTCCACCGCTTGATGTTGCGTTCGTGTGTTCGGCCACGACTCGCCGTAGTTCAACACCACCCGGCCTGGTTCGCTGTGCGTATCAACCGTGTAATCGTCGCTGCTAAATGTCTGCTGCACGCCGGCGGTGTCGTAGTATTTCACCGAAGTCACAGACGACAACGGTGGCCGCGGTAACTCGATGTAATCCTCTGCCGGGAACGTGTCGAGCTTCAACGTGTAAGTACCGTTTACAAGTTGCCGCCCGGTCGCCGCTTCTACGTAATCGGTCGCCGCGCTGATGTAAGCGGTGATCTCGGTATCGTCATCGCTGCCCGTCACCCGGCAGTGCGTCTTAGCGTTTGCGACGCTTAGCGCCGGATTTGCTGGGTCGGTTGTTCGTTTGAGCGACATTCGCTTTCTTCCGTGGTTGTCGAGGTGTGACCGCCGAGTCCATCGCCGCGACCGGCTCTACTGCTCTTACAATCCCGCGACCGATCAAAACGTTGGCCGCGCCGTCGCTGAGTGAATACACCCGATCAGGTTTCAACGCCCGCCATCTCTGTAGTGTCTTCACAAACACCGTTTATCCTTTCCACGTTTGTGCCGGTAACGCTGTAGGCTAGGTTGCCATAGAACGAAAACAACACCCCGGCGTTGTCCACAATGCTCTGCGTGATTGGTTCGATGAGTCGCTCCGTTATCAGTTTCCCGCTGCCATTGCCCCGCCTGCCATCGAAGTAGGCGACGCCGTTGTTTTGGTGGTGGGTATAACCTTCCATTCCAACCACATGCACGTGCGACGCGCCGTTGTTGATGGCGTAGCAAAGACAAAACAAACCGGACAAGTTGCATTGCGGGTAATTGCCTTTTGTAAAAACCGTTTTCTCTGGCGTGACTGGCTCAAGGTGCAGGTACTCGTCGAACCACTCAATCTGCCGCTCGCGCAGTGCCTGCGGGTGTCTCGCCAGCGTTACAAGGTGAACACCCAGCGAGTGCATCCTGATACACTGATCGCGGTACTGCGCACAAGCAACACGGTCGTAAACGAAATACACATCAGGTGTCGCAATCCGCCAGCCCGCGTTGCACGTAATCACCGTGGCGCCTGGGTGTTCCGCCTGCACCTGCCGAAAATAGCGAGGTGCAGACGGTGAACAACCCAAGACGATCCAGTGCATCTAGCAAACCACCACGGTATCAGCACCTGCGTTGGCCGAGGTAATCGGCCCAACTTCGGCGCGAGACAAAATCGCGGTCGCACTCAAGTAAGTGCCGTTCGTGCCGTCGCCAGCCGTCGCCACAACATCGAGGTAACGGCCGTACTTCCGCATGTCGAGGTTGAATACGATTACCTTGTTGTCGTCGGTCGCACTCGGCAGCACGGTTGCGCTGCCCGCGATATCGAGACAAGCCGCGTTGGCAATTGTTGCCGCCGCGATGTCGGTCTGCCCGCTGCCCGAGGTGTCGGTTTCGCGGACTTTCAGCGCGGCCATCGCGATGTCGGTGGCGCCAAGTTGCACGACGATCGTGCAGTAGTCGTAGCCCAGCGTGTCGATCTCGGTCGCCGTAAAACTGGCGTTATCCTTGATTGCACCGGGTGCGATGGCGACTGCGTATTTGCATTTCTGCAAAGGGTTGCCAAGTCCCATATCAAATTCCTTTTCAAAAGGTTGAGGTTTCAGTCCTAGCTGGCCGGTGTGGCCAGCATAATCATCGCGCCGGGGTTCGAAGTGTCGCCCACATCATGTACCACGATGTCGAATCGCTCGGTGCCGAGAATGGCCATTTGGTCATACTCGAGGTATCGGTCTTCGCTCGACTTGAGCGCGATGCCTCGACGGTTGCCGAGGGTGGCCGCCAACGATAGATCGCCAAAGTAGGCGATGCCGTTGGTGCTGGTTTGCGCCGTCAGCGTCGAGTTCATCGTCTGAACGATGTTGACCGGATAGCCTAGAAACTCCTTTCCAACGCCACCGGCCAGTTGCGCCGTGGTGTTGCCGCCGGCCGCATCCATCAGCCGCATCATCGAAGCAGCGAAACCTGCCTGGCTGATGTACCACTCGGGGCGGATGCCCGGATACATCGGCAGCTTTCCAACCATCGCCTCGAAGTCGGCAAGGTCGAACGTTGAAAACGCCGTGTTGCCTGTGGCCGCGGTGACGACGGTTGCCGTGGCCGCTGCACATTGGGTAATCAGGCCAGCGATGCCGCCGTAGGTCGTATTGGCACCCGTGCCAAGGAATCCGCACGCGTCTTCTTTCACGGCGAACGCATAGGCAATCTCCCCGGCGATGTCATCGGCCAGCGAGATGAAAGAGTCTTCGCTGATCTCGCTGCTGTACCTGCACAGCACGCCCAACTTGCGGGCGGTCAGCGAAGCGGAATCCCACGCCTTATCGCTCTCGGTGACTTCCTCATTTTCGCCGACGAAATACGCGGTTACGCCGGACGAACGCCGAGGCACTTCCAGCGTGTTGCCGGTCATGTTTGCGACTCGCGCCTTCCGACGAAACACGCCGTACTGCTCGCGCAAGTCGATGATCGACTGTTCGAATTGCTCGGGGACAAGGATTCCGCCTTTGCTGATGTTGTCGCCACTCAACGCACTGCGGATGCCGTGATCGTCGCACCATTGCCGCGATGACTCGTGGCCGTAGAGGTTGGCTGCGATCCAACGACCGCTTGCGTAAGCGCTCTCGGGATCGGCAAACGATTTGAGTTTGCCCGTGGCTCGAACCCGCGCGGGGGCCTTGGGCGCGTTCAGCGGCGCCACCTGAATAGGCTTAGCCCGCTGCGCAACTCGCGCCTCGAATTTCTCGGCGCGTGGCAGGTCTTCTGTTTCGAGCGACTCGTAAGCCGCCTGCCACTCGTCAAACTGCGCGGTTTCCTCATCGGTGAAATCACGCGTTTCGTCCTTCGCCAACTCGATCAGCGCCTGACACTTGGCGTGCAGGTCGCTCATCTCGTTGCGAATGTCTTCAGCAGTTTTCATGCTTTGACCCTTTGATTGCTCGCCGGGTCAATGCACAAAAAAACGGCCAGTTACCCGGCGATAGTTTTCGCTATCGCTGGACAACTTGCCGCTAACGAGTTGCAAGATTGTCGCAGTTCCAATTGTCGCACGGCACCTCGCCGCACGTTCACAACTATACTCTATCCTCGCATAAAAGTCAATGCGCGTTCCGCCGCAGCCAGTCGCCACGCTGCTGGGGCGGGCTTGCTGATCTTCGCCGCAACCTGCAAACGGTCCGGTGCGTGGGCAAACAACCGCTTATCAACGCTGGCGGCAATCGCGGGCTGGTCGGTCAAGGCATCGGCAAAACCGTTTGACACCGCCTCATCGGAATCCATCCACGTTTCAGCGTCGAGCCATTCCCGCACCCGCGTTTCGGTGTTGTCTGTGCGCTCGGCGTATATCCGCACAAGTGATTCGCCTATCTTTTCCAACTGATCCGCGATTTCTCGAAACTCGCTGGCGTTTCCCATCCCGAACGTCCAGGGATGATGCACCATCACGAATGCGCCCTGCGCAATCTCGATGTTATCGCCGGCCATTGCCACCAGACTGGCCGCACTGGCGGCCAGTCCGTCGATCGTGACCGTCACCGCGGCCTTATGCCGCTTCAGCACGGTGTGCATTGCCACGCCGTCGAACACGTCGCCGCCTGGTGAATTGATGTGAACGGTCAGATCTGAAACGTCGAGGGCGTTAATTTCATCGGCAAAGTCTTTGGCCGAAATACCCCAGCCCCAGCCCTCGCCAATCTCGGCGTAAATCCAAACCTCGGCACTGTCGCCGTTTTGCTGACATCGAAACTTGCTCACGGTTATGTCCTCCAGTGTTCGGGAATCCAGGGGTGATTCCGATAAAGTTCTGTCATGGTCGGGTCGACGTGCCCATTAAAGAGCACGATGCGCGCGCCTTCGGGTAATTCATTCATGGGCAGCTTGTGCGGTTGGTGTAAATCCATTTTGAAATGATAACACCCGTCGTCGGCGGTCCACACGGGATGCCCGTGGCCCAACTGGATACTCATCCACACCTGGTCACTGCCGACGACGTTGTGCTTGGCAGTCAGGTCTACGTTCTTCGTGATGTCGGGCGTGTTGAATGTGTGCCAGACAAACGGAAACGCGCCGGTTTCGAGCATCCACAACGCCCCGCAATAGTAGCGATGCCGCACCGTCATATTGTGATAGGCGATAAACGGTTCGGTTCGTAAGAATAGCGGTGTCAGGTCGCCAACAATCACCGCGTCGAGGTCGATCGACACGAACCGCTCGCCCACCGCATCCCGCAACCACTGCCCGTCGTCGAATAGTTTCAACCGGCGATAAGCCCAGCCAAACTCGGCCGCGTCTTCCCATATCGGG